GAATTGAAAACAGCTGTCGATACGCTTGTGAATTCTGAAGAAAAAGTTTTCCAGATTGGTAATGATACATCTGTTATGTCTGCTAAGTTGAAGTCTTTGCCAGGCATGGCAACTGCGGATTCTTCTAATATGACACACGTCATGGGTATTCATTCTGATAATGCTCTTGCGCCAACTAATACTGGTGGTACGGGTGTTTCTGAGATGGATATGGCAAACATTGTTTCAATTCCTTGTTATTTTGCTGCTTTTCCTCAAAAATTCGCAGATGCCCCTTTAACTGATGGAAAGCCAACTAATTTGTGGAATTCAAAAGTTACACCATTGTTAAAATCTGACATACCTTCATATGATGGTGCTGATGCTGTAGATTATTTATTTACTCTTGCTTCCCTCTTTACTATTTGGCGTGGTTCTATTCATTGGAATTTTGAATTAGTGAAATCTGGATATCATTCAACTACAATTCGAGTGTGGTTTTGTCCAGGAGCTACTTCAGTAGATAACGTGGATAGAAGTTCGTGCATTAGTAAAGTAATAACTTTAGATAAAACAACAACCAGTTTTTCTTTCACAACCCCTTTCATTAATCCTTTTCCATATTTGCCAATTGAGGGAGATAGGAATTCTGTGGGTATTATTGGCGTTGATGTTATTAATAGATTAATTTCCACAGACTCATTGGTCCCACCCCAAGTTGAATTTTATGTTACTCGAAAAGCGGGTAGTGATATACAATTCAATCTTCCTCGATCATTGCAATATTTTCCCTACTCTTTCACGCGTGTTCAACTTAAAACTAACAAGGCAATAACTTATCGTGAACGTAGTGAATCGATTGATGTGGTTCCCCTTCCAAGGAAATTTCAATCTGGTTCATTAGATCAAGATCGTCAGAAAGGAAAGAGTGAAGACGATGCTTATATGCGCCCTAATCGAGTGCTTGCAGCATCATCCCTTACTACAGGACGATCTATTTCAAATATTCGTGAGCTTATTGCTAGATCCAATTTAATAGGAAGTGTCGAAATAATACCAGATCCTCCTATTCCACCAGTTCCAATTGTTCAATTTCAAGATTTTTCTTTGGGTGCTCCTGGTAATATTGCTGGTTCAGGTCTTTTTCAAAGTGTCACGCATAATGCGTTGGGTAATAGTGTGGGAACTGGTGTAGTAACCACTCTCGCACCTTTGGCTGTGGTTCGTTCTTCGACTGTCACTCCTTTGATGCCAACGAACTTGATTTATATCCCAAAAGGTGAATCGGTGACTGTATCGTTTGGTGTGTTCAATGCTGGAGGAACTGATCATCCAACATGTCAAATTGCTTATAAAGGTAACAATTACGATGTGGCGTGGATAGGGCCTCCGCCCAATCCACCAATGGGTACACGTTTGCTCCGCAGATGGTGGGTTGCTAATAGCACCACTTTCGCGTATATTCCGCCTGTTGTGACACCACCAACTGTTGAAGAAAAGAAAATCTTGATACATATACAACCCCATATGTTTTCTACAGTAGCAAAAGATACTAGTGGAACAATACAGAAGTCATCTTTGGAT